TTGGCCGCACCGATCGAGGAGACCCCGGCCGCGATGGCGTCGACTTCTTCGGTGGAGCCGTACGAGCCGACGTCACCGCCGAAGCCCATGGTGGACAGTCGGTTGGAGTCGGAACCCGCAGTGTCGGAGTTGTCGTTGGTGAAGTCGCCGACGTTGCCGACCGCGCCAAGGATCCGGACAGCGTTGGTGAACTCGCCTGGCTTGTAGGACCGGACGCGCACCGAGGACCCTGTGTGCGGAGCCTCGATGACCCTGCCGTTGCCTATGCACATCACGACGTGGTGAGCGGGGTTGCCGTTGAAGAGCAGGTCACCCGCGCGCTCCTGGCCGAGCTTGACCGCCTTACCGGCCTTCTGCTGCTGCGCGGCCGTACGGGGCAGCGAGACACCGATCTGCTTGAAGGAGTACTGAAGCAAGCCGGAGCAGTCGAAGCCCTTCGGTGAGGCCCCACCCCAGACGTATTTCACGCCCAGGTACTTCATGGCGACCTTGATGACGGCAGCGGCCGTCTTACCCGCGCCCTGCGTACCTGTGGCCACCGCGCCGGACTTGCCCGAGCCGGTGGCGGCCGAGGCGTTGCTCTCTCCAGCGCCACCGAAGATGCCGACACCCGCACCGATTGCACCACCAACCAGCGCGCCGACCCCGGTACCGATGACGGGGACGACGGAACCGACGGCTGCACCAGTCAGGGCGCCGGTCGCCGCGTCCACGCCGATGTGACCGGCCTTGTTGGCCTTCTTGCCGTGGACGTACTTGTCGACCAACTTCGAGCCGAAGTGGTGCGTGAGGTAGGCGCCGACGCCAAAGCCGCCAGCAGCGCCCAGGGCAGCCCCGGAAAGGTCCAGGGCACCTCCGAGCGCGCCGAAGCCAGCAGCCGGTCCTGTACCGCCTCCCAGGGCCGCGCGAGCAGCACCGAGCATGCCCCCGCCACCCCCACCTCCGAAGCCGCCGAGGCGGGCGACGCTGCCCAGGCCGCGCATCATGCCGTAGGTGCCCATGGCAGAACCGGCAGCGGAGCCGACCATGGAACCGGCACCACCGGCCCAGCCGATCGGGGTGTCCAGGTGGGAACTCTTGAGGAAGGACTGGACGGCGGTGCTGAACTTGTCCAGGTAGTTGGTCGCGGTCTTCAGTCCATCGTTGAAGGGCTGGAGTGTGTTGACGTCCTGATTGCGCAGCGTTCCGGCCCGGTCCTGGAGGGCCTGCGCGTCGGAGTCGCCGATGTTCCACTTCTTCAACAGGGCCCTGGCACTCTTGTTGCCGGTGTTGGCCTTGGTCATCGTGGAGTCGTACTGCTTCTCGGACGCGCCGTTGATCTGGGCGCTGAGTATCCCCGTCAGTTCGCCCTTGACCTGCTGGAGGGTGCCCGCAGGCATGGTGCGAGCCAGCGACTGCATTACTGCGGAGCCGTCGCTGAGGGTGTCGTGGATCTGGTCCTTGTTCTTGATGCTTTTCAGCGACGACCAGCGCTGCATGACCTGCTGGGCGATCTGGCGGGGGTCCTGACGCTGCCCGTTCTTGATCGTCTGGATGCCGATGGCCTGGTTGGCGTAGTAGGACCCGGCCGTCCACGCACCCGTCATACCCTGGACGCGCTGTGCCTCCGAGACACCTGGGTTGAGGAATCCGGAGGACTTGGCGTAGTTCCATGCCGTGTTGAAGTTCGAGGAGCCTGGAGAACCGGCCGTGGACTGCGCGAGGGTCTGATAGGCGAGTCCCGCGTCCGTCGTGGACTGGGCGCCGAAGTTGTTGGTGAACGCCTGCTTCGCGGTCGCGCCGTAGGACTGCGAGGAGATCTGGCCCGTCTGGTAGGTGACGCTGTCCATGAGGACCTTGTCGGGCATCTGCTTGGTGGCCCAGGCATAGGCGTCCTTGAGGCCGCCCTTGAGCGAGTAGGGGCTCTTGCGCTGGCCGCCGTTGTTCCCGGCACCCCCGCCCAGGCGCGGAGTGTTGGTGCCCGAGCCACCTGATCCGCCGGAGCCACCAGAGCCGCCGTTGTTGGCCGCACCGCCGCCCTGGTTGGTCTGCCCGGAGAACGTGGCCCCACCTCCGTTGGAGGACGTCGTCATGCGCTGCTGGGTGCCCGCGCGGGGCGCGGTGGCCGGAGCGCTCGCACCGCCGTTGGGACGGCCGTGTGCGTAGTTGCTGGTGCCGTTCCAGACGTCGTTGGCGAGCATGCCGAAGCCCCGGGCGCCACTGGTGGACCCGGAGCCGTGGCTGTTCCATCCCTGATAGAGACCGGCAGCTCCCCCGCCGACCGTCTTGAACTTGGCGGCAGCCGTCTCCAAGCCCTTGTTCAGGGACTCGACGTTCTTCGCCAGTTTCGAGATCGCATCCTGGGCTTTGTTCCAGCCCAGGAGCGGTCCCTGTCCTGCCACCGTGCCTTCGTCAGCCATTGTCCGCCTCAGCAGTTCGCCTATTACGTTGCGCCTTGAACCACTTCACCCAGTGCAGGCGCTCTCGTACGGTCAACCGGCGAATTTCGCTGAGGCTCCAAGCCGGGGATAGCTCGACTAGTTGCTCGTATTCGAAGTACGTGTCGAAGTAGTTACAGGCCCTGAAACAGGTCCCCCACCTTGATGTAGAGGGGGACCTCCTTTCCGCACGAATCGTGCAGGAACTTCACATCATTGTATTGCGGGCCTGGCTGGTTCTTCTCAATTGCATCTAGGATCGACTGGCGGTCCATGATGCCGAGCGCGCGGGCGAAGTCGGGATTACCGGTGACGGCATTCTCGGAGCCGTCCGCTTCGACCACGGAAATGAGAACCCGGGAGAGCAGGAGGGTGTTCTGCTCGGAGTCGGTGGCGCGGTCGATGACGGCCAGGAGCGCTTCCTGGTCGCTGCCGACGGGCAGGCGTACGAACGCCTTGCGCCCCTTGCGCAGGGGTACCTCGAAGATGCGGGCGGAGGGGTCCTCCAGGCGCCGCACGGGGATCTCGTCCAGGGTGACCGTCAGGCGGAACTCCTCGCCGCACCACGGGCAGGAGTACTGGTCCCAGGTGATCTCGTCGCCGTAGGTCGCACGCCGGATCTCCATGAGGAGCATGTCGCGGTCGCCGAGCAGGAGGTTGGACAGCAGGGGGGCGCTGGTCTTCTCGTCGCCCACGGAGACGGTGCCTGCCGTGAGCAGGGTGGAGATGTACTTGCCGATACCACTCTGGCGGGCCTTGGTCAGGGCCTCCTCGTCGGCGCCGGTCAGTTCGCGGACCTCGGCGTCGTAGCGGACGGATGCGTAGTCGCTGCCCAGAACGTAGCCTCCCGGCAGGCTGAAATTGCCACCTGCCGGGAGGGTGATCTCGGGCTTGGCGACCTGTGCCCCGGCGTCGTTCAGAAGCGCCGTAATGGCGGCATTCGCTGCACCGGGGTTGGAGAGGGGGTTGGTGTACCCCTCGGTATTAAGGTCGTTAGCCACTGGTTATGCTCCTAGTCGAGTCTCGGGAATCCGCTATTAGAAACTAACGGAAGACGACCCGACACTGTTAGCCAACTTGAACTCGAAGCCCTCGTGGGCGAGGGTCATTTGCTGGACGACGATCGCGTTGGCGCCAGCGTCGAGGTCCGAGAAGGCGACCGCCGTAGGCCACGCGTTGTAGACGCGGAATGCGGCCTTGGCCGGAGTGGTGCCGGAAGTCACCGGGTGGTCGAGCACCTTGATGTCGACCATGTGCCGGAATTCGGCACCCGCCTTGCCGGAGCCGGTGCCCTGGATGACGGTGAACAACTGGCGCATCCAGTCCATCATCTGGCTGTCGCCGACCGCGAGGCCCTTGGACAACGTAATAGGGGCGAAGTCGGACTGTCCGGGCATTTTCTGCGTTGTCGTGTTCATTCCACCCTCACGGTATGGAATGACCTCAGTCGTGACGTTCAGTCCCGAAACGGACATGAAGCCCATGCGGGCGAAGCCCTTGATGCCGGGGTGCTGGATCTGGACCTGGAACTTGAAGTTCCGCAACGGGTCCGTTGCGATGTGCCCCACGGTCGAAGTGGTCGTAGCCATCAGTCAGTTACCTCTCAGGAAGTGGCCGTCGAGTCGGTCGCGGAGGACCCACCCGAGTACTGGCCGATCTGGATCACGATGAATTCGGCCGGGGTCTGGAGCGCCACACCGACGGAGATGTTCACGACGCCGTTGGCCACCGAGGCAGCCGTGTTGTTCGAGGAGTCGCAGGTGATGAAGTACGCCTGGTCCGGGGTGGTCCCGGCCAGCACGCCGGTCTGCATCAGCGTCAGCAGGTACTGCGTGATGACCGCGTTGACCTGGTCCCACAGGATCTGGTCGTTGGGCTCGAAGACCGCGAAGCGAGTCGCGTCGAGGATGCCCTTCTTGATCAGCATCAGCGAGCGGCGGATGGAGACGTACCGGTCCGGCATGCCGGTGGACAGCGTCCGGGCGCCGTAGATGACAAAGCCCGTGCCCGGCAGCGACTTCAGCACGTTGATGCCCGCGACGTTCAGCGCGTCCTGGTCGTCGTTGGAGAACCGGAACTCCGTGTCGAGCACACCCTTGAGGACGGTGTCGATACCGGCCGGAGGCTTCTGCACACCGCGCGAGGCGTCCGTACGGGAGTACTGACCGAGGACCGCACCGCCCGGGGGCAGCAGACGCGCCGAGCCGGAAGCAGTGGTGGCCGGGTCATTGACGATCAGCCACGGGCCGTAGACGGCCGCGTACGAGGACGCCGACAGCGCGGAGCCGCCCGTGGACATGTTCTGGAGCGACAGCGCGTAGGAGTGGGCGTTGTCGGCCGAGGTCGACTTCACGCCGTCCACGACGACGAACACGTTGCCCTGGTCCTCGGCCCACGCGATGATCGGGTTGAGGACGGTCGCGTCGGTGACGCCCGGGACGTTGAGGATCAGGTTCGCCTCGACGGTCTCCAGCCGCTCCGTCGCGGTCGCCAGGTCCACGGCCGCAACACCGTCCGAGCCGCCAGCCAGGGGGATGCCGGTCGCTATGGCCGGGGCGTGGTTCGGGGCCCACGTGGTATTAAGCAGGCTCTGGACCTGGATGAAGGACGAGCCGGTGACCGGGGAGTTGATCAGGGCCTGCGCGTTGCGGGAGTCGGCCGGATCCAACGAGACGTCGGTGAAGCGTTCCTTGAGGAAGGCCGCAGTGTCACCGCCGACGTAGACGAACAGGTCGAAGCGACCACCACCGGAGGACGCCGCCGTGACGTCGAGGTAGACACTGTTCCCCCACACGCCCGGGGAGATCGCCTTGACCTTGAGGGTGTCCTTCGCGGTCGTCTCGGTGTCCTGAAGAGTGACGGAGGCCGCGACCGCGTCGGAGGCCGCCGCACGCACGATGTACGCCGCGTTGCCGCCGTTGTTGAAGTAGGAGTAGACGGCGAACGGGAGCAAGTCCGAGGTGTCGCCGAAGGCGCCGAAGGTGGCCACGTACTGCGACCAGGACGACACCAGCGTGGGAGCCAGCGGGCCGCCCTGCTTGTTCTTGCCGACGAACGCCGCAACGGACTCGCCCGGTGTGTTTACGGTCTGGCTGAGCGGGGCCAGAGTCTCACTGATGTAGACACCCGGCCGCTTGTAGACAGTCATCTGTTTCTCCTGGGTAAAGGGAATTCCTGGGGTTACGAATCCTGGGTCCGGATCATGGGCGGATTACGTGGTCCGTGAAGTACTCGAAGCCCAGCGCCACGCTGGTCGCCTTGACATACGCGTCGGCGACAGACGGAAGCATTTCGCTGGAGACAGAGATCAGGTATTCACGACGGAACAGACGCTTTCCGTTCTCGTCGCGGGTGTCGGCCAGCTCGGGGCCGCCGAGAAGATCCAGGCGCCGTACCGTTCCGTCCTCGGGAATCTCCAGAAACCCGAACCGCGCAGGAAGCCGGTCGCGCTGCATCATCAAGGACGCCAGCGCAATGTCGTGCTCCGCGAGCCGGGTGAAGACCATGACGCGGTACCGCAGGTCGAAAGGGATCGGGTACTCGACGAGGTACGGGGACTGCGTGACGTCGTAGGAGGTGTCCCCCTCCGCCCACCAGCCGGTAGCACCCTCGGGGGCGTACGGCAGGTAGACAGGGCCACGGTGCTCACGCTCGTCGGCCTTCTCCATCCCCGCGTGCTCGATGACCACCAGGGGGAAGGTCTGCTTGGCCAGCTCCACCTCGGGAATGCGGTAACGCACCGGAACGGGTCGACCGTCCGGTGCATTCGCGTCGGTGACAGAGAGGCCCTGGAGTTTCGCCTTAACGGCGCGGTCCTCGTTGATGAGCCATGGCAAAGCGGGCCTCACGGGTCTCGAATAGCAGAAAGTCTTCCGCCATTCAGGATCCCAAGAAAGCCGGAGAAGTTTATAGTCAGACCGTCTGGGACCAGTGCGCGAACTGCGCATCGTTGACCAGCTCGTCCGGCTTCATCTGTACGCACTCGATACCGACGATGATGTCCCGGTTCTGAATCTGGCCCAGAACAGAAATGGACGTGACGCGGAAAACCGAGTTGTCGTAGACGATCCGGTCGACCAGGTACCTGCCGTGGTCGATGTCCTGGTCGGTGAACCCCATCTTCCGCAGACTGTCGAACGACGCGGTGACGGAGATGTTGTCGACGGTGTACAGACCCTGCGGGGTGTCCTGCGAGGCGCCCTGGCTGTGGATGACGTGCAGGGCCGGGATCCGGTAGGGGCCGATGAAGGTCTTCCCCTGCCCCGTCGCCTCGTCGTACAGGTCGTCCCCGGCCGGGTCGGTGTGGGAGTAGCGGTAGTACTGGACCATCTCGCCGACCTCGTGCTGGCGCCCCCGCAGGGACGCCATGATCTCGGTGGTCTCGTAGTTGGCGTTGAACCGCCCCGACCGCTTCCAGTCCAGGCGGCCCATCAGAAGTACCCGCCCCAGGTCTGAGAGGGGATACCGGACTCGTCGTCGTTCTGGT